TCCGGACGGCCGGCGGCCGTCAAAAAACTGCGGCCGCCGCTTGGCAAGTCGCGGCGACAACGACGCAGCGGCGGTTGCTCGCTGCACGTCGGCTCGTCGACGGGCACGGAGCTCGGCACGCAGCTCGTCGGTGATTGGGCGTCGCTGCCGTCGCTTGTTACACAGCAGGTGCGCGGGGAACAGGAACTCCAGAGCGTCGGGGTCCTGCTCGCCCCGCTCGATCAGGTCCTGCCGGGGCGGGTCGTGATCGGCCGAGTCAGCACCGGGCTCGTTGCACAGGTGACAGGTCCGGCCCTTCACGTCGAGGACCAGGGCGACGAGGAGGGCGACGCGTCGTCCTGCCCACGCCTTCACTTGCGGTACCTGGTGTTCACGACGTGGCCGAGCTGCGTCAGCGAGCGGATGTGTCGGAAAGCGAACCACTCACCGCGAACCTCTCCTCGGTGCTCCTTTGCGACGGCTCTCCAGTCGATGCGGACCTGGCGCGAGAGCATCCCGATCGGGATCACCAGATAGGCGTCCGGGTCCAGCCCATCAGGGAGCAGGTCGATCAGTTCGTCCTGGGTCAGGACTGCGGGCTCACCTTCTGCTGTGGTCATTGTTCTGGTCCTCCAATCGGGTCTGCATGGGTATTCATCGGGGGTGCATATCGGGGTGCTAGCGGGCCCTACGGGGCTCCGTGTATTGGGCCAGATCGGGCCCTACGGGGCTCAGCTGGTTTCTCCTGGAGTCCTCACGGAACTCTCGTCACCGCCAAGTCGGGTACGACTCGTAGCCCACCCGGCTTGATGCCGAGCAGGCTGTGCGGTGACACCCTCAGCCCGTGTACTTGGGACTGGTGGTGCGTCGGCTACCCTCACGCCGCTATTCCCCTCGCCAACCTCCTGCGCCCTCCACCGGTGCAAACCGGGACGCGGGTAGTACGTGCTGGCGGGATGGGTCCGCTGAGTTGTGCCAGCCCTTTCGAGCTGCGTCGGTCGCCGTCTCACCCTCCACCGACGGGCGGTCCGGTGGCCCCGGAGACCACACCAAGCGGCCAGCGCACTCACAGCTAGTAACGGGGAGTGCCGTGCTCTTGGTGTGGACTACGCGGCCACCAGGCCTTTGGTTCTCTAGGTCGTGGCCACCTCCAGGTGCTCGGGCGCGATCGCGCCACTGGACAGGTGCGTCATGAAGTCCTTGAGCCGCGGACGCGGGTGCGTCTGGGCGTACTCGGCCAACTCGGTGTCGTAGCCGATCGCGACAGCCTCGGCCGCCAGGAACCAGGCGGCATCGGCTGCACGCCAGGCGTCTGTGACCAGGTCGCGCCACCAGTGCCGGCCACCGGTGCTAAACCGGGGCCGGGGGGCAAGGGCGATACGCCAGGTGATGACTGCGGGATCTTCGTCAAGCATCGCGGTCCGCAATCCGTCGCAGGGTGCCGGCAGCAAGCTCGTTGATCCGCCGGCGCTGGGCGGCAACGCCCGGGTGAATCTGGATCGTCTTCTCGAAGCCCGCGAAGCCCGGACGACCCTTCACCTTCACAACCATGGAGGTCGGGTCGTTGTTCTCCGCGTGCGGGCCGTAGGTGAGCATCAGACGGCCTCGATGAACACGACGAGCGCTTCATGGTCCAGGCCGGTGTCGAACCGGCCGACCTTGGTGCGCAGCTGCACCAGGCCGGCGGTAAACAGGACGTCGTAGAACCAGGCGTCGTAGGTGCCGTGGGTGGCCCAGTGACCGGTGGTCCCCTGGGGTGCCCACCTGTTGCGGTTCATATCGCCGGCACCCACCAGGCGGGCGTGGTTCTTGACCAGGCGGCGGGCGATCCGGGACACCTTCTCGGCCGAGTCTTGCCACTCCGGGAGGTTGCCCGGCTTGGACGTGAACGCCTGCTGAATCAGGTGCATGTTCTGGAGCGCGATCCGCTTCCCGGTGGTCTGGTCGACCACCACACGCACGGTCGACCAGCGGTCAGGGGTGTTCCCTGCCTGGCCCTTGTGCAACAGGTAGCGCTTGCGCCGGCGACGCTTGAGGACCCTGGTCCGGGCGTCGTCGAAGCGAGAGCGCCGGACCGAGATCGGGACCGCGTTCGCCGACCCACCAGGCCAGTACGTCGAGAACAACTCGTCGAGCTCGTCGATAGCGTCGCGGTGAGCCTCGGTCTCGATCTCCTGCCAGAAGATCACGTCAGCCCGCCTCGCCACCGTGGCGATCGCAGCCCTCACCAGGTGCGCCGGCGCATCCTTCTGGATGTTCGCCGTGGCGTAGCGGTTCGTCGTCCGGATTCGGGTCACTAGAGCTCCCCGTACCGCATGACGTACTCGTCACGGAGTAGAACCTCTGCGGTGGTCAGCGGGGCACGGTGCTGGCCGTCCCAGATGTCAGTGACTAGGTCCTCGTGCGTGACTGGTCGGCCGTCGCCTCGGTGCTGGGCTGGTCGGGAGCTTGACGTCGTCATTCCGTCAGAGTGCCTGAATCAGGTACTGCACCGAGACACGACACGCCGACGTGGTGGCTTGACTTTCAGTTTTACGGCAGACTGTGGGGCATGACTACTTCACCGAATCTGGACCCGCGAGACCGCGTCGTTCCGGTGTTTGAACTGAGCGACCGACTGACTCGCTCGCTAAGGCTCGTCAAGCTCTCAGGTCCCGAGATCGCCGACTACATGGGCGTCCACCGGGACACCGTTAGCCGGTGGATGAATGGGCGCAACAAGCCCAGCAAGGCCGCACTGATGGTGTGGTCTGACATCACTGGGGTCGACCCGCAATGGCTAGAGACAGGTCAGGCCCCGACACCCGTGGAGGTGTCGGAGCCTGAGTCTGTGCGCCAACAGGGACTTGAACCCCGAACCCGCTGCTATGGAGTAAAGCGCCCTGACCTGCGGGTTTACGAGGGCGGTTTGAGTGTCAGGTCTGCCCTGACACCAAATCCGCGTTCTGAGCGGGCGGGTACTCGCCACCTGGTCGTGGCCTCGTGAGCGGCTGGACGGAGGACCAGTGGGCCGAGACGATCGCGGCCGCTAAGGCGATCGCCGACGAGCGCCGGCCGGTGGATCGGGTACTGACCGACGAGGAAGTCGAACAGTGGAAGGCGCTGCGAGCCCAATGCCCGGCTTGGTGGTCGCACGCTGAGCACGAGCGCCCGGCGGGTCGTGGTCGCTGCCCTGGGCGGCCGGCATGAGGCACTTCTCGATGTGGCCGCTGCTCGACGCGTCGGCGTGCGGGGCCGAGCAGGAGTTTCAGACGACGGAGCTTGACCTGGTGACGTGCGGGGATTGCCGGCGGATCGTGGTCGCGGCCGAGATTCTGGGGTCGGCGTCGTGAGCAAGCGTCGCAAGGTCGAGCGGGAGACGCCGGAGTTCGCGCAGATGGTGGCCCGGATGATCCGGGCGCACGGCCGGCGGGTGGCCGAGGCCGACGAGGTCGACCTGGCGGACCTGGTCGCTATGCGCCGGGTCCTGGAGGACGCGATCGCGGACGCCGTAGCGGGTCAGCAGGCGGCCGGCAAGTCGTGGGCCGAGATTGCGCGTGGTCTGGGGGTAAAGCGCCAGACCGCCCATGAGCGGTACGGGCGCGTAGCGGACCGTGCCTCCTAAGGTCCCAGAGATGACTAACTCATCCTGGTCCAGAGACGTGGCCGCGTGGGTGTCCTACATGGGGGCTGCTGGCCTTTCTCGGAACACCATCCAGATTCGTACCTACCATCTCGGCCGAGTGGCCGCTGACCTCGGCGGCACGCCGGCGTCTTTGAGCGCCGAGAGGCTGACGGAGTGGCTGGCCGGCCAACGGTGGCAGCCGAACACCAGGCGGGCCTACCGGGGCACGCTGCGGTCGTTCTACTCGTGGGCGCTTGCCTTCGGCCGGGTGGAGGTTTCGCCGGCGCACCAACTGCCCTCGGTGCGGATACCTCGGGGCCGGCCGAGGCCGGTGCCGGAGGACGGTTTCAGGCTGGCCATGCGGGTGGCCGACGACCGGGCCCGGCTCGCGATCATGCTTGCCGGCACGATGGGCCTACGCCGTGGCGAGGTCGCGGCGGTGCGTCGTGAGGACCTGGAGCCCGACCTGGTCGGCTACCAGCTGCGCGTGAAGGGCAAGGGTGGGCACGTGCGCCTCGTGCCGGTGCCGGACCTGCTCGCGGCCGAGATTATCCGCCGGCCCGCCGGCTACCTGTTCCCGTCCCCGCACGGTGGCCACCTGACTCCGCACCACCTGGGCAAGATCGTCTCGTCGAGCCTGCCGGCGGGGCATGCCACCCATGGGCTGCGGCACCGGTTCGGCACGACGGCGCTCAAGGCCGCCGGCGGCAACCTCCGGCAGGTCCAGGAACTCATGGGTCACGCGAACATCCAGACGACCACCCTCTACACGTCAGTCGACGCGGCCGACCTGCGCGCGATCGTCGAGGCCGTTTCTTAACGAGAACAGAACGACGCCGGCGTGTCTCGTATTTGCGAGACACGCCGGCGTCGATTCGGTTCGGTTACTCCTCGGGCTGCTCGGTCTCCTGGAGCTCGCGGACGGTGAGGTAGAACGGGTCCGTCTCGGGGTCGCGGTTCTCGGTCAGGTAGATGTAGACGAGCGCCTGGATCGTCTCGGCGGCGGCGTCGAAGGACGGGTGCTCGCCTTCGATCGCCTGGTCGGTGACGCCGTCCCAGATGACGTAGCTCATGCGTTCTCCTCGGTGGTGGGGACGTTGGCGATCGCCAGGCCCTCGATGGGGTTCAGGACGCCCCAGGCGGCCGAGATGGCCAGGAACCAGGCAGGGGCGTCACCGAAGACGACGAGGGCGGCCAGGGCGGCCGCCAGGCCCTTGGTGACCAGGAAGGCCAGGGCGTAGACGATGGTGCGCTGACGGGGCGTCAGCAGCACGCTCACGGGGTTGGACATGGCTGCTCCTTAGTGCTTGGTCGAGAACCTGGCGGCGGTGTTGCGGACGATGCGGGCGGCGTTGCGGCTCTCCGGGCTGCCGCCCTTCTGCACCAGGTAGTTGGCCCGCTTCCAGATCTCGTCCCAGTTCGGGGTGGCCGGCGGCTTGGCGTAGAGGTTGAACGGCTTGGTGGAGTCATAGCCGCGTGCAGCGGTGGAGACGGAGACGTGGACGTGGGTCCGGTGGGCGTTCGCCCCGTCGTAGGGTCGCCAGCCCTCGTCGAGGCGGTCGTAGCTGATGATCTGGCGGTTGAAGATGATGTAGGCCCCGGACATCAGGGCGGGGTGCTTGCCGAGCAGGCCGGCCATCAGCCTGGCGAACTGCGGGGCGTCGAACCCGTCCTTGGGGACATGGGTGAAGTCGTAGGCCCGGTAGACGCCGGCGGCGTTGGGGTTGTGGTCGGAGACGCGGACGGAGTGCGCCGGGTCCCCCAGGCCGCCGTCGCTGCGCTCGTTGCGGCTCGGGGCGTGCTCGTTGACCTCCCCGAGCAGGACGGTGATCGACTTGGCGGGCCTAATCTTGGTGCTCATGGTTGCTCCTGAGGGCTAGGTACAGCTCGGCGTGCTCGGGGTGGTGGACAGCAGCGACGCCGAGGACGGCGTCGATGCGTTGGCGCTGGTGGTCCTGCTCGCGGCTGAGCCGGCCGATCGCGTAGGCCATGCCGTCGACGTCGTCCTTGATCGAGCCGCCGCCGTTGTTCTCCAGCTCTTTGGTGCGCTGGTCGATTCGCTTGACGGCCTTGCTGGGGACGCGGCTGATGAGTGCGCCGGAGATCAGGCCGCCGGCGGCGATCAGGGCGACCAGGACGTCTGTCCAGTCGATCATGCCGAGGCCGCGTACCAGTTCAGGGTGACGGCGGTCGAGGCGACGTTCGCACCGGTCGTGACCAGTCGCACCGTGGCGGTGAACTGGCTATTGGTGTGACCGGTGACGGCAACCTCGTGGGCGGTGCCGCCGGACCCGACGCTGTTGACGCCGACGAACACCGGGGTGACGCCCATGCCGTGGTTGACGACGACCTGGCCGGAGGCGTTGGTGGTGGTCGAGACGGTGCCGACCTTCTGCACAGCGCCGGGGATGGCGGCGTTGACGGAGTCGGCCAGGGCCTTGACCTGGAGGTCACCCTGGGCGACGGCGTCGCTGCCCACGGGGTAGATCAGTCCCTTGGAGGTGGAGCCGGGCATGGTCAGGCCTTCCTTGCGAGTCGGGTTTCGTACCAGGACAGTGAGGGGTCGACCTTCTGCGCGCCGACGTTCCACTTGACGCCGGTGCCGACCTGGGTTTCGAGCTCGTCCCAGGTGATGCCGGCGGGGAATGCGCCACCGCTGGGGGCGGGCAGCGGGAGCCGGTGGTTGACCGCGAGCTCGACGACGATCTGCCCGTCGAGGACGGCGACAGCGGCGCCGTCGAGGGTGCCGGCGTAGAAGCCGGAGTTACCAGAGGGGTTGATCTTGTCGTCGATGCCGTTGATGACGACCTGGGCGTTGTAGCAGGCCTGTGTGTCGGTTTCGGAGTCCGGGGTCAGCGGCCAGGGCAGCGCGGTGAGCTCGGCGTCGGTGGGATACCAGGTGAACTGGTCGACGCGCCACCGGTTGCCGTCGACCTGGGGCAGGTAGAGCCTGGCCATTTTGCGGGCGTTGCCGGCGCTGCTCAGTGTGCTGCTCAGGGCGAGGGCGATGGTCGGTTCGTCTGCTGACTTGTTGGTCTCGGTGACCGAGCCGAACGAGCCGGTGACGGTGACGGTGTTGGGTGCCTTGTCCTTGGACTGCCGGTAGGTGATGGTCTCGTCGACGCCGGAGGTGGAGACGACCAGGCCGAGCGGGTAGCCGTACATCAGCGCCGGCGGTGACGCACCGAACACCAGGGTCAGGAGGCCACCGGAGACGATGAACTCGGCCGGCGGCCAGGTCACTGCGATGGTGGAGCCGGCCGTACCTGCGGTGCTCATTCCGGTCAGCGCGCCGGCCGTGGTCTTGGGCGTGAGGACCGCGCGGCCGCCGACCTCCCCGATACCGGTGATGCCGGGCGTGATCTGGCGCAGGCCGTCCTCGAGAACGGCGATCGCAGACCCGGAGGGGACCACGATGGGGTCGAAGTTGTCGGAGTAGTTCGGGGCGGTGACGGTCGGGCCGCCGGCGGCCGCGATCGCGGCGATGACGGTCTCGATCAGGTTGTTGCCGCCGATGAAGTTCAGCGCGATCATCAGCTCGGCCAGGTCGGCGCGGTAGTCGACGATGACCAGGTCGTAGGCGAGCCACTGGACGCCGTCCTGGCGGAACGGGGACGCGGAGCAGTCCGCGATCCGGCCGGCGCAGGACGCGATCAGGACGCCGGCGGGGCCGAGGATGCGAACCCAGGCAGTGGTGCCGATCTCGGCCTCGGAGAGGTTGGCGACGTCCTTGGTGATGAACCGGAGCGCGCCGGCGGTCGCGGTGGGCTTGGCGGGTGCGGGGTCGCCGCCGCCGACAGCCCAGCCGAGTCGGAGCCCTTCGAGCCAGTAGACGGTGTCCAGAGGGTCGTAGACGTCGGTTGAGTTGATCGTGAACGACTGGGTCCCGATCTTGATGTGGACGGTGTAGGTGCTCACGGTGCCACCGGCGCGAAGATGCGGTCAGCGCGGTCCATCAGGTCGCGCAGCTGGCGGGCGGCACCGACGACGTCGACCACGCCGTTGACGGTGAACTGACGCTGGTCGACGTAGGCCGGCTGCGAGCTGGTGCCGAGGCCAGCCAGGCCGGTGCCGTCGAACGCGCCGGCGGTGGCCCGGTTGAACGGGTTGATGTCGGGGAGGTCGGGGATCTTGATGTTCTTGACCTTGTCGATCAGGTCGTCGACCAGGTCGATGACGTCCCTGAACGGCTTGGTGATCGCGCTGCCGATTTCCTTGGCCTTGTCGGCGGCCGATCCGAAGGCGTTCGGGATGTCGTTCTTGGCGACGTCGACGACCTCCATGCCGACGTCGACGAGGGTGCGGATCGGGAGGGTGACGAGCTTGAGGTAGCCCACGATCAGGTTCTTGCCGGTGTCGAACGCAGCGGGGAGGACCTTGCCGGCCAGGTCGGCCAGGTCCTTGCCCTTGTCGACCACGAACCCGATGGCCGCCTTGCCGACCTCACCGACGTCCTTCACGATGCCCCGGAACGTTTCGGACTTCTTGTAGGCCAGGATCAGGCCGGCCACCAGGGCAGCGATCGCCAGGACCACGAGGGCGATGGGGTTGGCGGTCATCACGGCGTTGAAAGCGGTCTGGGCGGCCGTCATGGCCGTGGTGGCCACGGTCTGCGCCCCGGTCGCGACGGTGTTGGCGATCGTGGCCGCCTTGGCCGCCACGGTCTTGACCGCGGTGGACTCCATGACCAGGTTGTAGGCGTCGCCGGCACCGCTGACGAAGTCGGTGGCCATGGCGGCCGACTGGAGCCCTTCGGCGTACTTCTCCAGGCCGACGAGCTCGAAGCCGGCCGAGAGCGCGCCGAGGGCACCGGTGGTCTTCCCGGCCTTGCCGGCAAGCTCGTCGGCTGCCTCGGCCGAGATCCCGAGCTTGCGGGCCGAGGTCGCCGCGTCGTTGCCGAGGTCGGACACGGCGGAGGACGCGGCCGCTGCGGCCACGTCGACGTCGCGGAACCCGGAGACGTCGACGTCGTCGGTACTCACGCCGATGGCGAGGTCAACGAGTGGCATCAGGGTCTACTTCCGATTGGTGATCAGGTCGATGGCGGCGTCGATCAGACGGTCGTCGGTGTCGACGGCGTCGAGCCAGAAGGCGTAGCCGGTGCCGGGGTAGTGGAGGGTGAGGGCGAGACAGAGTCTGTGGACGCTGCCGGCTGGGTAGGGTCCGCCGGCACGTCCTTGACCTTGTCGACGTCGGCCACGAGCTCGACGAACGACCAGAAGTCGCCCTCGTACAGGCCGAGGCGGACCATGGTGGCCCAGAACAGGACGGTGGCCTGGTGCTGCACCAGGCCGGGCTGGTTGAGCGCCAGGGCGACGGTCTCCTGCTCGGCCTTGAGGCGGTCCTTCCAGTTCGGGACGATCGTGTAGGTCTCGACGCCACCGGGGACGGTCTCGTCGTAGACGTGGACGTCGTATGCCTGCTTGGTGTAGCTCATGCTCAGATTCCTTTGATCTTGTCGACGATCTCGACGACGGCGTTGGAGTAGATCTCGATGACTTGGTTGGTGGTGGCGTCCAGGGCACGGGCCTTGAACGGGTCCAGGGCGTTGACCGGGGCCGCGTAGTCGGCGGCCGAGGTGACGGTGAACCCGGAGGCGTCGACGACCGTGGCGAACGAGTCCGCCAGGTGGCCGGTCCTCTTGGGTGCCTGCTGGGAGAGCGCCTGGTCGACCACGGCAGCGGCCTGGGTCGACGGGGTGGAGAGGTCTTGCAGCTGCTGGGCTGCGACGCCGAGGGAGTCGCGCAGCTGCTCGACTCCCTCGAACGTCGCGCCGGTGGCCATCAGACTTCGCGGATCTCGAAGTCGTGGTCGGTGGCGTTGTGCTCGATCACCTTGCGGGCGTCGGCCTTGGTGCCCGGAGCGCCCACGAACCGACCGTGGGACAGGTCGTAGGCGCAGTACCGCTTGTCCGGGTCACCCTCGTCCTGGTCCTCGTCCTCGGAGGCCTTGCGGCGTCGCCGGCGTGCCGGCGGCGTGACGGCGGCCGCCGACTCCGGAGCCGCCGGGCCGCCGCCGGGGGCCGGTGCCGGGGTGCTGAGCTCCTCGGTGAGGGCGTCGAGCTCGGTCTGCTCGTCCTCGGTCCGGACGTCCAGGCCGGCCAGGAACTCGGCGCGTGCCACCTTGTCGGTCTCGGTCATGTGCTTTCTCCTTCTGGGTTGTGGTGCGGGGGCTAGGGGGCGGCGGCGAGGACGGGGGTACCGCTGATGCGCCACTTGATGTCGGACTCGGGCCGGGTGCCGACGTCGCCGCCGAGCTTGAGAGGCACGACGGTCACGGTGCCGGTGACCTTGCGGGCGGCCACGGTGTTCGGGATGAACTCGAAAGCGATCGTGTTCGTCGCCTGCGCCCACGTGTAGGCGACCAGGCCGGCGGCGGCGATGTCCTGGACGACGTTGCCCTCCAGGGTCCACTCGATCGTGACCTCGACGGTGTCCGGCGTCTTGGACCCGTCGAGGGTCTTGCGGCCGGGGGTCTTGGTGACGACCTCGGTGGGAACGCAGGCCATGCCGGTGACCTGGCCAGAGGCGTTCTGAACGCCGGCGGGGCCGAGCTTGAGGGTCCCGTCGCCCATCGTGACGGTGTTGACGGTCATGGAGGTTGCTCCTTAGTTGGTGGTCAGGATGTGCAGGGGAATCTGGAGGCAGGGCAGTGCGACGGTGGAGCCGGGCAGGATCAGACCGGTGGGGGTGATGTCTCCGCTGGGGCCGCCGTTGGCTGCGATGACGGGCTTGATCGAGTTGTAGAGGGCCGCGACCTTGTCCAGGTCGCGGGGCTTGTCGCCGGTGGTGGCCACCACGGCGTGGAGCGTGAGCTTCACGCCGAGGGAGGCCAGGGTGCCGGCGGCCAGGCCGTCGAACCTGATCCATACGCCGGGGGTCTGGACCTTGGCGGCGTCGCGGTCGGCCGAGACGCCCTCGATCGCGCGCAGCTGCGTCGCGAGCTCGTCGAGGTCGGAGGGGTTGAAGTCGTCGACGGCCATCAGCTGGCCACCGCGTCGGAGTGGGGGCCGAGCTTGAGCAGCAGGGCTATGTCCGGGTCGTTGCGCTGCACGTAGGCCGGGGACCCATCAGCGAAGGCGTAGACACCCTCAGCGCTGTTGCGGCGGGCGTAGAGCCGTGCGCAGAGCATGTTTGCTCCCAGGACGGCACCGCGCCGCCAGGTGCGGTCCTCCACCGGCACGTCGGGGGCGGCGGACCGCTGAGCCACACGCCAGGTGCGGACCTCGTCGTTAACCGCCTCGACGATGGGCTCTAGGTCGTCGTCCTTGCTCGTGTCGTCGGCTTCCAGGCCGACGCGGAGACGGACGGCAGCCAGGGTTGCCGGCCCCCCGTTCGGGAGACCGGCAACCTCGCCAGGCAGGTCGGGCACTGCTACGCCTCGACGATGGCGTTGTACGGCGCGGAGACCACGCCGCGCTTGAGGACCTTCTCGATCGCCCAGTAGCCCCGGAACGACTTGTCGATCGAGCCACTGGCCAGTGCGGCCGCGTCGACGATGATCGGGGATCGGGACTCCAGGCGCAGGTTCGCATGCCGGTTGACGCCGGCGAGAACCGCACCCTTGGCCACGTCCTCGGCCGGGATGATCTTGTCCACGTCGACCTTGAACGTGGACAGGAACGCCGGCACGTCGAAGTTGGTCAGGTCCATCAGACCCTCCCAGTCGTCGTCGTTGACGTAGATGAAGTCCGGCTCACCGGAGGTGGCCGCCTTGTTGCCCCGGTACCGCTTGCGCAGGTGCTTGGCCGCCTTGGCCACGGCCTTGAGCATCGACGCGGACCGGATGCCCACGTCGACCGACACCGCGGCGTTGGTGGCGGTCGCGTTCTGCGTGAGCTCGAACGTCGTGGCATTGGTGATCGAAAGGACCTTGGTCCCGGCAGGGATGCCCGGCCCGACCACGTCGCGGCCCACGTCGGCGGCCGTCACGGCACCGTTGGGTGCGGTCACGGTCGCGTCACCGTTGGCGATCGCAACGGTCACAGCTCGGGAGACCTCGACCCGCTCGGCGGCCAGGTACAGGCCGCACTTCTCGTCCACGAGCATCGGGAAGGTCTCCCCGACCGCCCGGAACACGGCGGCCAGGAACTCGGCGTTCGGGAAGTCGAAGTACTTGTCGTCCATCCGGAACGCCACGGCGGCACGAGCGGCCTCCCACAGCTGCTCCTCGGTGATGACGTTGCCGGTCGGCACCTCGGTGTTGTCGCCGGCGTAGTCCTGCATCTGCGGGACCTGGGTGATGCGGTAGCCCTTGCCCTCCCAGTGGTCCAGCGGGGCCGAGGTGAAGTGCGGGCTGAACACCGGCTCGAAGTCGACGCCGGCGAACAGCTCGCCCGACCAGCCCAGCGGCTCGATGTTCGACGTGTGCGTCGACCCGTCGACCTCGGAGAGGGCGGCGGAGATGCCGGCCAGAGCGCCGGAGAAGTCGCCGGACTTCTTGAGGACGAAGGACTGCGCCAGCGCGGAGATCATCTTCTCGAAAGCGTTCTCGCCGCGAGGCTGCGAGCTGCTCGACGCGCTGGCGTTGCCGGCGGCCGCGATTGCGGGGTTGCCGGCGGGGACCGCCGGGACGCTGGTGCGTGACGCAGCGGCCGGGGCGGCGGGGGCAGCGGGTGCCGGGTCAGGGTCGGTGACCAGGGCGGCCGGGTCGACCGGCTCGGCCGGGTCAGTGACCTCGGCGGCGGGGGCGGTGACCTGGTCCAGGGCCAGGTTGGCGAGCTCGTCGAGCTCGGCCTGCTCCTCCGGGGTCAGGGCGTCGGTGCGGGCGCGCAGCTCTGCGAGCCGGGCGATCTGCTCGGGGGTCATCGGTTCTCCTTCATTGGCCCGGCTCGTTCCGGGGGGCAGGTGGGTCCTCGACGCGGCGATCTGCTCCAGCCGCGAGGAGTTGTAGGCCGGGTCCTTGACCTGGCCGATATGGACGAGGCGGGACGATGCGACCCAGCCTTCGTCGTCCAGGACGATGTCCTCGATGTAGTACGACAGCCCGGCGCGCTTCCGGTCAGGACCGGAGGCCTCGGCCAGTCCCTTGTCACCCTCGGGCGTCTCGTCGAACTCGACCTCGACGACCAGGCGGTCATCACTGTCCTGGAATGCGAACAGGCCGCCTCGCTGGACGTCGGCCTCGTGCTCGCGCACCAGGGGGACACGCTCGGCTGCCGCGTCGTCGGGGACGGTGATGCCGCCGGGGCGGACGCGGAGCGGGCCGGCGGTGGTGTAGCCGAGCTCGCCGTAGACGACGAGGGTGCCGCGCCGGCGGCGGGTGCCGGCGACGGCCTCGGTGGCCATGGATGCGAAGGCGATCGCGTTGCGGGGGATGCGCCGGAAGGCGGTGGGGCGGGCCATTGGTCAGTCCTGGAACTCGGGGCCGGTGGGCGAGACGATCGGGCCGACGTTCGCGCCGTTGTCCGCGACGACGGTCAGGCCGGGGGCAGCAACGTCGTCCATGGACAGGCGCGAGGTCATCGACCGGATCCAGGGGTCCAGGTCGAAGTCGTAGAACTCCAGGCCGCGACCCTCCTGGGTCGAGTAGTCCAGCGACGCCTTGGGGGCGGTCGCGTCGAGCAGGCCGGCGTGGATGCCGATCATCCGGGCACCGTCGACGACGGCCGCGTTGCGGGCGTCGATCAGCAGCGCGTCGTCCTTGGTGCCCTGGTTGGTCTTGGACTCGATGCGCTTGGAGGTGTAGAAGAACGACGCGCCACCCTTGACGGTGCGCGACTCGCGGGCTGCCTTGAGCAACTCGTCCTTCTCTGTGTCGGACAGGGCACCCTCGGTGTCGTGGAGCTCGGTCTCGGCCTGGGGGAACTCGATCCGCTCGTCGACGATTCGGTAGAGGTTCGTCATGCTCTGCAGGGCGGTGCGGCCGAACGTCAGGACGCCCTCGTGCGGGCCGGGGATCAGGATTGCCTTCTTGGCCGGCACGTCTTCGCCGTTGACCATGATCGAGCGGGTGTCGGTGTTGATCTCCCAGTCCTCGTAGTTGACGTGGCTGCGCGGGGCGTCGTCGTCGGTCATGTCCTCGGACCACCAGCACGTCGCGCCGTAGAAGATCAGGTCGTCGCACGACCAGAGCGCCCGCTGGTAGGGAGAGGAACCGTCCCCGCACTGAGTGATCCAGGCCGGCTGGTCAGCTACCGGCGTGAAGATCTTCGCGCCGGTCAGCGGGTCGCGGGTGAAGACCTGAGGGTCGATCAGGACCAGCGGACGCGCCGCGACCTGGGTAGTGAGGAGGGTACGGGCGCGCTGGACGCCGGGAATTGCCATGGCGGCGGCCCGGTTGGTGATCGGGATGTTCCCGAACGTCTCACGGAACGCGATCTGCTCCAGGTGACTGGTCGACCAGGGCGACCCGTACTGGAAATAGTCCTTGTGGCCAGGCATCGCACGGGGCGAACCGCCGGTGTAGACGGCGGCCTCGGCGCTACGGGCGGCCGCCTTCGCCTCGCGACGCTCTCGACGAGCACTCAGGATTCCCACAACGACAGAGTGCCTGAATCAGGCAGGGCACCTGAACACGACACGCCGTGTTCAGGTGGCGAAAACTGCGGGTCCGGGCGTCGGTTTGCGGTGCTTGAGGGCCCAGACGGCGTAGGTGGCGGCTTCTAGGACGGCGATCTGGCCGGTGCCGGTGTGTGCCCAGACCCATCCACCGCTGTCGACGTTGCGTTTGCCGGCGATCGGGATCGCGGCGTCGAGGGCTGGGTGCGGGCGGAACACGATGGCCCGGTGAGGGAGTGCGTCGTCGAGCTGCTGGCAGGCGGCGGAGGCGTCGCGGCCGCCGAGACCGAGCGGTTCGACGTTGTTGCGGGTAACCAGGTCATCGAACAGCGGGGCTGATGGGCCGGACTTGCCGACAGCGAGGGTGTCGCCGGCGGCCCAGCCCTCTACGTGCTCGGCTGCGCGCCAGGCGGTGGGGAGGACGTCGCAGACCTCGACGATGATCCGGTCCCCGTCGTCGACGGCCGAGACGATGGCGACCTGGGTGCCGTCTTGGGATCGGGCGGCGCCGAATCCGATCGGGGCGTCCTCGGGGACGTCGTCGCCCCATTGCACCGACTTCCACAGCTTGGCGTCGATGACGCCGCCGATGATCTCGGTCCACCGGTTGCCGGCGGCGCGGGCAAACTCGTTGTCGTCGGGGATGTCGGTGCGCAGGCCCTTGAGAGAGGCGAGGTTCAGGGTGTGGCCGAACGCGGGGTGGTAGTGCGCGATCGCTTCGAGGTCGTCGATGGGCAGGTCGTCGGGGATACCGAACTCGATGACCGCGACGCCGGCGGCACGACAGGCGGCGATGATCGCGGCGTCGTCCTCACTGGCGCACAGCGCGCGACCCTGGGCGACCAGCTGCGCAAGCCAGGTCGAGGCCGCGGTACCGCCGGCGGACCAGATGAACGTCTGAGCGCCGGGGCGGGTGAGCTGCGTCGGGGAGATCGACTGCATGAGCATCTTGCCCTGCTCAAGGTCGAAATACCACGCCTCGTCGATGTCGTTGTCGTCGCCTTCCTTGCCGTCGAGCGCTCCCTCCACCGGTGGGTGCGGCCGCATCGTCGAGCCGTTCGGGAAGTTCATCACCTCGGTGCCGCGACCTCGCAGCGTCCGGGCGACCTTGCCGAGCGGTGAGGCCTGGACATCTTCCTCGTGGAACTTGAGGAACGCGTCGCGAGCGTGCGCACCGGTCTGAGCCGTGTACCAGGACCGGTGGTTGACCTGAGTCATGCACTTGCGGGCCTTGCGGGCTGTCGTCCACTTCGTCTTACCGCCACGACGTGGAGCGGTGCCGATGATCTTGGTGTAGACAGGCAGCCCGGTGTCGGGGTCGTACTCGCCGAAGACGTCGGAGATCATCCGCTGCCAGGGCATGAACTCGGTGCCGAGCCAGATCCGCGCGAACTCGGCGTCAAGGTGGCCGCGCGTGGGGAGGTCGAAGTTTCGCGGTGTCGCGAACTTCGGTTTCGGCATCCGGCCCCACGGGGTGTCGATGATCATGGCTGGTCGGCCGGCTCCGGGTTCGGCATCTGCGCGTCCATCACGGCCTGCCACTGCTCCATCGCCTCGCGCAGGGATGCGTCGATGCCGTTCTCCTCGGGGAGCAGCCGGTCGAGCAGCTCGACGAGCACGCGGGCGTCGTTGCCGACCGTGGAGAGTCGCCCGGTCGCCTTCTTGATCGCGATGATGTCCGCGAGCTCAAGCGCCAGGGCGAGCCGCGCCGAGTCGACCTCGGTCACGAGCTCGGCCGCTTCGAGCGCGACGATGCTGCGTCGCACGGCCTTCGCGACGGTCGAGGCCGCTCGGGCCTCGGACGCGGACAGATCCTCCAGGCCGGGCAGCGGCTCGGGTTCGGTCGCCGGGACCGGCGTCATCTCGGTGCTCATCGTGGGCCTCGCGTTTTTTTCTCGGGGGTCGGGGATAGAC